TACCTTCAGCGCTATCGACGTTGGCAACGTCCACACGAACTACGAGCGCGCAGTCTATCAGAACATGCGGTTTGCCAACACGTACAGTCTGAGTGTTGAGTTCAACATCTCCACTCCGACAACGTTGCAACTGTTCGATACCTTCACCTTCGCAGTGGATACCGAGAACCAGAAGCAGGATGTGGCCTACGCCGGGACGTATATCATCTCAGCCAAAGCCTTTCTGATCGTCGGTGCCAACTACGCTGAGAAGTTGCTGGGAGTACGGCAGGGCACGAATTCTAATTACACATCGGGTTGATCATGGCCTTCCACACAGCCAACGACACAGTATCACATTCCGAGGAGTACGGCTCCGGCTATTACTTGGGAACCGTGACCAACAATCAAGATCCGTTAGGCCTCCATCGAGTACAGGCCGACGTGCCTGGTCTGTATGACAGCGCTGCCGGTGAAGTGCCCTGGATTGGTCCGCACAAGGACAGCCCGTTCGGCTTCGGTACTGGCGCTAACGGACAGTACGGAACCTACGGCAGTCCGGCGGTTGGCAGCAAGATCAAGATCGAGTTGCAGAACGGTGATGAGCACAACGCTCTGTACTCGCCGGTGCAAGTCAAGGCCGATGTGAACGCGGACTTCAGCGATCCGAACGTGTGGGGCTTCAAGGACCCGGATGGTAACATCGTCAAGTACGATATGACGAACCATACCTATACCTTCATCACGAAGGGCGGCGCGCAAATCAATATCGACGCTAACGGCAAGCGCATCACGCAGGTCAACGGGGACGTCACGAATTCCAATGGCGACTGGACTGTCAACGTTACTGGGAACGCGTCTATCACCGCTAGTGGCAATGCCGCGGTCCACGCCAGTAGTAACATCACGGTTCAGGCAGGTGGAACCGCTACGTACACTGCGTCGGCACATAACTTCCACGGCCCCATCGTTGCGGATTCCACGATCGCGGCCGGTGGTGACATTACCGACTTGACGAGTTCGGGTAACTCCAAGACCGTCGGGAACATGCGCAGCACCTACGACAATCACGATCACGAATACACTGACGACGGCAACGAGCGCACGACTGGCAAGCCGAATCAGCCGATCTAACAATCCGAATTTTACAGGGTATAGCAATGGCCGCTCAACTCACTTCGTACCAGACGTCGTTGGACGGCGCAACCTGGATCGACGTAAATACTCAGTTCGGTATGAACAATCTACCGGATCGTTTGCCTGACGCACAGGCTATCCAGTTGTGTAGCCTCTTCAATCTGTTCAACTGCCCCATAGGTTCCCGGTCCCGCATCTTCCAGCCGGAGTACGGCTCGATGTGGTATCAGTTCTTGCAGGAACCGATCGATCAGACAACCGCCAACAAGATGCAGATCGCGATGATCCAGGCTATCGCTCGCTGGGAACCGCGCATCAACCTCGACATGTCTAACTCGTTTATCACACCTGACCTGACGCTCCCCGGTTACAACGTGAGGCTGGCGTTTGGTGTAGGACTCACGAGTGCAAGACAGGCCATTAACTTCACGATCACTCAGTAGAGAAATAGATGGCAACCACCAATCTCGTTTTGTCGGACCTGACCGCGGACGTTGACCAGTTCGTCGCACAGTTCCAACAGGCGTTGGCGAACAAGCCTACTTGGGTAGGCAACCTCACAACGCAGACATCGCAAACCCTGATCGAACTTATCAGCGCTGTTGGTGCCTTTGCGCAAGGCCGTATCATGCGCGAAGTCGAGGACGTGTTCTCGGAAACGGCACAGGCTGACGATTCGATCCTGTCCATCACGCAGATGCAGGGACTGCGTATCGCCCGCTATCTGCCGGCCGGTGTGACCGGTACGCTCAACAGCCCGGTATCAGTCAGCCTTCCGCCACTGACACAGTTCTCATGTGGCGGCGCGTACTTCTTCAACCGCTCGCAGATCACCATCATGGCGGGCGTGCCATTGGCAGTAACGTTGTATGAAGGCAAGGTCTACAGCTACGCCATGAACGGTCTGGGTACTGAACGGCAGACGTTCGTGTCCTCGCAAGACGGGTTCGTGATCTCGGATCAGGACGTTATCGTGCAGGTGAACGGCACCATCATTCCCAAGTCGTTCGGCGTCTTGTGGAACTTCGACGGTGTGCCCGGTTACGCTGACCTGTCTATGTCTGACGGACGGTTGCTCATTCAGTTCGGTAATCTGGGTGGGTTGAACGGCCAGTTCGGCACCATCCCGCAGGTCAACGACGCGGTTGTCATCTCGTACCCGGTTACTCAGGGTTCGAACGGGAACAACGTCGTAACCATCAACAAGGCAGTGAGCGTCACTGGCTTCCCGCAGATCACCGGCACGTTCAACGCCAATCCGACCGGTGGTTCCAACGACAAGCCTGTGGTCGCCTACAAGAACGTGGCAGCCGGTGGATTCGGGACTTACCAGTCGGCGGTCACCAAGTCGCAGTATCAAGCAACCATCGCCACGTATCCCGGTATCCTGGATGCAGTGACGCAGGCACAGCGTGAGATCAACCCCTCGGACTATCGCTGGATGAACGTTATCCGCGTAGCCGGGTTGACCAGCAGTCCGTGGACACAGGCGCAGAAGAGGAGCTTCACGGACTACTGCCAATCAGTCACGATGTACGCTCCGTACTTCCTGTGGCAGGATCCGATCGCTGTACCGCGCGACGTGGCGCTGGACGTGTACGTGTTCAACACGGCTATTCCGTCCCAAGTGCAGACCGCAGTGACCAGCGCGATCACCAAGCTGTTTGCTCCGCGCCCCGGTTTGTTGATGACCAACTTCTACGTGTCCGACTTGATCGACGTGGCAACGGCTGCGGCTCCCGGTCAGATATCGTACATCATCCCGAATGCTCCTACTGGTTCGATGGTCGTCACCAGCCCGGAAAGTCCTGATGCCACGTACACTCTGATTCCGGGCGGTGGTGGTTTGGGTTCGTCAGTATACGCATACGCAGTCAGCACCACGCTTACCACGGGCGAAGTCGGTGTTCCGACCAACTGGACATTCCCGCAGATCGTCAGTGTGACAAATAGCTATGCGGTCAAGCTTGATTGGCCCGCCGTCGTGAACGCTGCCTCGTATCAAGTCTGGGGTCGCAAGAGCGGCCAGCTAGGTATTCTGGCTAACGTATCGGCTGCGTCGCCGCTGACCTTCACGGACAACGGTACGATAACGCCGACGGGTGGTGCGCCTACCACGATCGCTAACACGCCGATTCGCTACAACTCGCTGAACAGCTTGACCATCAACGTGTTCTACGCGGAACGTCAGCAGCGTATCGACAGCAACAATCCGACGCGTCTGTCAAACGGATAAACCATGAGCTACCAATACACGACGGATCCACCGTCTAACGATCCTGCTGAGAATCGGCGGCTTGGTTATCGCACACCGCGGTCAATCCTGCTGCCGCCGTATCTGGAGATCAACCCGTACTTCACGGACTTCATGGACGCGGTCGACGAAGTGTTCGAAACGACTGTGGACAAGAAGACGGAGATCTTGGGCAACCTGCGTAATATGTGGGTGACCAATCCGGAGATGGAAGCTACGTACATCAACGAGAGCCAGCTCATCCCGTTCGAGGCGTGGTCGCAGCCTGAGCGGGACTTGCTGGTCAAGCAAGTGAACGCGTTGGGGATGAAGCTGCAGAACGCCGGAGTTGTAACCAGCGACAACTATCAGACTATCAGTCGATGGGTCGGGCAATACTGGTTCGGCAAAGGCACCGAGTCGTTCATCAACTTCATCAACTACTGCCTGTCCACCAGCCTCGACGTGCGCAAGCAGTGGACGCAGGACTATGTGAACTTCTACGACGAAGGTGACCCGACTATCGGCACCGCGATCTGGGACGGCGGCACATGGTATCCGACTACGCACGTAGCTGTGATTGCATCCGGTGGTTTGGAGAAGCTGGACATCAAGACTCTGGTGTCTTTCTTCTATGAAATCGCCAACTACAATCTGGTTCTTGAGTCTGTCAGGCTCGACTACAAGATCCCGGTGGTTGACCACCTGGAAGCTGGATACACCGACGCCAAGGTCGTAGCCATCGGTCTGTGGGGCGACTCGGCAATCGTGCTGTCCAATACCATGCGTATGGGTGTGGATAGTCCGCCGATTTACGACACGGCTCCGAACGTCCCGTCAGGTGCGTTGATGTCCAATCCGGCGGCGACCGACTACACCAGCATCTACATGCTGAGCCAGCCGACTGCCTGGATTCAGGACCAGTCCGGCAACAAGCTCCCCGCGTACACTCTGCATGATCAGGCAGTTAGCAACACGCCGACGTTGCCAACCACTCTGTGTGGTGGCGCGTCCACGACTGGTACGCCTGACGGATACAAGGTTCTGTACGGACCCGTAGGTTGGATTCCAGTACCGGGCAGCAGTCGGTCGGATGCTCGACTCCCGGTCTACACCGTGATACCTACCGCACGGACGGGTACACACCCGGACTGGATACCGTCACAGGTCGTAGGCAATCAACGCGCTAATCTGCTCGTGAATCCGAAGGGCTTCAAGGAAGTCGTCCCGGGCAGCGGCCAGTTCACCCCATATTGGTAAATAAGACATGGCAAACTTTTTAAACCCTGATGTGTATGATGCGACCGCGAAGGTCCATCGACCCATGACTTCGGGCGTCGAGGCTGTGAACCCGGCGCTGGTCCCGTTGTCTGCGCGTGCTGGCAATACCATTCAGAGCGTTGGTGACGGACTGTACGTCGGCGGTCAGCTCGGTTCGACTGCTTACTACGTGAACTCCAGCACTGGAGTCGACGATCCGGCACACGGCACGAAAGCCGCACCGTTCCGCTCGCTGGACTATGCGCTGGCCTACCTGTCGTCGCAAAGCCCCTTCGGTCAATATCGCGCGGCGGATACCACGATCGCACTGCAAGCCGGACAGTCGTTCTCGATGAACGCCGACTTCAACATCTACGGTGGACGTGTAACCCTGACGTTCTACGGCGATGCTCAGTACGGTGACTTCAACGGCGCTCCAATCGGCACAGGTGCGGCTCCCGCATGGATGGCTGATCTGAACCGTCCAGTCATCACGTTCGCTGTGCAGAACATCAGCGCGCAGTGGTACATGAACGGTATCAATCGTCTGGGTGGCACCGTCATCATCCGCGGCGTGAAACTCAACCTTCCGGCGGCACCTGCTACTCCTTCCATCGGCTTGTACTCGCAGAACATCGACGTTGTGCGCAGCCCTTCGCTGGCAGACGCTGGATACGTTCAGTTGGTTGGTAGTATCGTCAACATGACGGACACCAATGCGTACTTCGGCTTCTTGGGTGTGCAAGCTCGTGCCCTAGGCCTCAACCTCACGCAGTTCGCATCGCAATTCCAGATCAACGGTCTGCTGATGAACGCGGCGTCGGGCCCGTCAGCAGCTCAGCTTCTGGCGCGTCAGTACTTCATCAAGCTGTACGCCGACATCCCGGGCAACACTACGACGAGTGTGTTGAGCCCTACCAGTGCGAACAGTAGCAGCGGCAGCGGCATCCTTAATTTGAGTTGGACGGATACCGAAGCGCTGACTGTGACCACGGGCAAGACCAATCTGGGAACATTCCCGGCGAACTTCGACCTTAGCTATGGTATCCGCAACTACTTCTTCGGGTTGCAGAAGGATCAGCAGTCGCGTCCGCTGAACGTTATCAGCCCGCGCCTCATCTAACCAACGTATAACGTTCAAGGCATATCATGGCAGGTACTCCACTGTTTCTCATCACCGATCGGGGGCTGGCGGTTGCCAGTGTCGCAACCCCGACTGGACCGTACATCCACATCACTAGCTTCCAGATCGGCAGTGGCTACGGGTACGACCCGCAGACTACCGACGCTGGGATCAACGGCAATCTGCTGTACACCGGCGTCCCCACCACGTACAACAATATCGGCAACAACACTATCGACATCGTTCTGGAGATCCCGCCGGACGCTGGCCCCTTCGACTTCGGTGAGGTCGCAGTGTTCCTGCAAGACGGCACGATGTTCGCGAAGGCTGTGTTCGAAACTCCGCAGACGAAGTACAGCTCGCTGGGAACCAACGTCGTGTCGAGCTATACGTTCCACGCGCTGCTGAAGCTGCAACAGTCCACGGCAGTCTTCCAGATCGACACTATGAACGGCCCTCCGGCGGTATGGGAAGTCTACAACTGGAGCGATGTGTATCCGCCGGTACTGTCGGCCAATCCGGATATCCCTCTGGTTCTGGTGCGTGAACTGAACTCGCATGGGGACAGCTCGTTGCTGACCAACACCAGCGATGCTACGTGGTCCCTCGAATCCACTGGCTATATGGAATACGCGTCGGCAAACGGTTCAGCGTTCACCGTTGCCAACAGCACGACTACGTGGATCGAGTTCCCGGCTGCACAGTTCCGCCCGTCGGATCTGACTACTGTGAACCGACGTTTCGTCATCAAGACTGCCGACCAGTTCTTCCGTTCGGTATCGCAAGTGGTGGTGTCGGGCGGCAACTACCGATTCTACCTGAATGCCAATCCGCTGTTGAGTGCGCCGACCATTGGCTCGCAGATGCGTATCTATCGCGACGATCAGCGCGGCGGTACTGTCTACTACGGCCAGATCGTAGATCCGCCTGTGATCCCGGCTCAATACGTGCTGCCGAAAGCAACGACGGGTAGCCTCGGTGGTGTGATCGTCGGTGATTACCTGACTGTAGATGGCAACGGACGTATCAGTGCCAATCCGCCGTACAGCCCGCCTCCTCCGTATGTGCTGCCGATCGCTAACGGCGGACAGCTCGGTGGTGTGAAGATCGGTTCGGGGATCAACGAAGCTGGTGACGGCACGATCAGCGTTCCTCCGTACAGCTACACTCCGGGCGGCGGTAACAACGCGCTGATCTCGTTCACCATGCCTGGAGCGGGCTTTGTTATCATCAACGGTGGCGGTAACACTATTCCTGGATATACCACCAACGATGCGATCCGAACGTTCAAGCAA